AAGGAGTTTCTTTTGCTGGCAATGTACAAAATACTTCTTTTGTTCCTGCAGAAAAATTTACCGCACTATCACTATTGCTTGATGATAAAATCGTATTACGAGTAAGTGTAGATGAGCTACCATTAAGTGTACCTCTTCCTACCTCAAACTCACTGAGAGATCTGTGTGCGATACAATAGAAAGTTTCATTACTATTTCCTATACCTGCACCAAAGGTTTCAAAACCGTCAACAGCACCAGCAAAAGTAATAGCCCCTGTGCCAGTTGTTGTCGTTGTCTCCTTGACACGATCGTTTATGATCAAAGCCATAAGAGCGTCCTATGCTATTCTTATAATAGCGTTTGAAGTGTCAGCAGTTGGAAACTGTATAGTAAACGTTCCGTTTGAAGCAGTAAAGTCTCCACCAAACGCTAATACACAAACAGCATTAGTTGTGCCTGATCCTCCAGCAGTTGTAGTGTTGTAAATCAACGCTCCATTAGCTGTGAAACTAGCAGAAGTAAACTGTGCATCTTGAAAATCTACAAATGCTGTAGCTGATCCAGAAGAGCTTGTTACTCCGTTTCTAGTTAAGGTTGCACCTCCTGCACTGTATGCAGATCCTGATGTATTAGATATTTCCTGTGTCGTACTGTATGCGGTAGTTGATGCACCAAGATTTGCAGATGACGTGTACAAAGCAATCTTGAATGTATGACCACCACCTGACGCAAAATTATGCTTACCTTCCAAAAGTTCACCTTTAAAAGTGTTGCATATAGCTGATGATATTGCCATTTTAATTCTCCTATGGTTGTTGTGAGTTTAGAGGAAAACGAAGAACACCATCATAGTATTCATCACGTCTTCTTCTACCCTGTTGTTCAAGTTGCAAGCCTTGTAGTGCTTGTTGATAGCCTTGTTCATAATATTGAAGCATATTATCTGGACCTTTTAAAAATTTAAAAGCCTCAGCTAAACACGCATATAATATAACTTTCGGTGCATTTGTGCTCACCCAAGTTGTTGTATTGGTTGAAGACAAACCCGTCGGTTGCTTATTCAAAGCTAATTCAATATTATATGCTGAATTTGGAGTAGGCGCAACATATAACCTGTCTTGATCCCACATTGCATAGTACCTAGGTTTTCCCGTACTATCTCTGTTTGGCCAATATTCATTCATATAAGTAATGTCTTTTTGTTCTAAATAATCTCTCACTGGAGTTGCTCCAGAAGTATAAATTTGTGCTGATTTTATAAAAGCAGCTTGAGAAATATTAGCGCCTGGTAAAGCTACAAAAGGATTACCCTGAGTCAAAGACGCTACCTGATAAGATCTGAAAATATCAAGATCTACGTCTCTAAAAATACGATTTTCTGCGTGTTCTATAAAATCATTTACAATTACATCGGTAAGAACATCTGTAGTTGTTTCTGTATAATCTCTTATCTGCGTTTGTAATTCTGCAAAAGTTGTCATGTTATAGCCACTTCTACTTTACCAACAAAAGAATTGATTTCGGTGTTTTTATTATCATCGACTGGCATCATACCGTTTGATTGAAAAATATTATTTGCCACTAAATTTATTCCTAATAAAACTTTTGTACCTATTATTTGTGGTTTTGCATTTTGTAAAGATTGAGGATCTGTTGGATGATATCTTGGGTCTAACTGTGGATGTTTTGATTCAAATTCACTAGTATGTACTGTAGAACCATTCCATTCTTTTACCATTTCGTTGTAAGGAAAAGCCATACCTGATCTATCGGATATTCTTTTTGCAAATTTACCTGTAGCGTATTTTACCATTAATAACCACCACCTGTAGGATAATAAGTTTGAGGGGTAAGATACACACTTGTTCTTTGTCCATCTTCATCAGCAGCTCTTTTAAATTCATCTTCATATAAAAGTTTTAATGCTTGCATTCTTTCTGGCGCTTTTTTCATAGATATGTAATAAGCTAAACCTGCCACAAGACATGGAAGAAATCGAAAAGGAATCTCAGAATTATTCGTGTAATCCCCCGAATCAGCCATCCGAACAAGAGCATAATATATTAGAGTGTACGCTTCGTTTGCTGCAGGATATAGATATAGTGTTGGGTTTATCGTACGTTCAAAATAGTATTGAGTTGGCCTTCCGCTGGTCGTTTTGACTGTGTAATTCCAATAAGTAGCTCTACTTATTGCATTGACTGCGTAATCGTTATTACTTGAATCTCTAATTATTACATCTGTGATATCTACGATTGATTCAGGTGCATTTGCACCAGCACCAAATAAACTAGCACCAGTCAAATTTGTTGTATTTGCAGCTAAAGCTTTTTCTTGTTTTTTTACTGTCCAAAGATTTAAACCTCTGTTTGCCCATTCAGCAAGCATAAGATTTAAAGAACGCTTTGCAGTTTGCAAATCATATCCACTACGAATTTGCAAACCACAACGCTCAAATGCCTCTTGGCATATTTGATCTATCGATAAATCAAAAGTAGATGATGAAGCGTAAGTTGGCATTAGCCTTTTTTCTTACCTTTTTTCTTTTTCATTACTTTTTTCTTTTTGCCTTTCATGACTTTTCCACCGCCTTTAAGCTCAAGCTTACCGCCTCGTTTCATCATCATGCCGACTTGTTTCTTTTTACCCATCATATTGACCTCCAAATATTCGTTTATAGGTTTTTGCTCTAGATACTACGACGTCTTTATAGTACCCACTTGGCCATTTATCATAATAGCCAATTCTATGCAATTTATCAGATGCTTCTTGTAATTGCGAGAACTTTTGTGCAAGTATCATAGAATACTCTAATTCACTATCTACAGTAGGGGCGTCCCCATTTGGAGTGACAAGAAACTCTTGTTCCTCCTCGTTTGCTGGATTGAGGGGATGAAAACCCATAAAATATATATCTTTTTTATTATACCAATAATTGTATGCATCAATAATATCCTGAAATTCTTCTAAAGAATAATTAAAGTAAGGATCACAAAATATCAATATTTCATGTACTGAAAAATCTAATTGTTTTAATTGAGCATTTAACTCAGATTTATACCATTTGTGTTTTCTTTTAACTTCGACGACAACTTTTTGATCTTTCCAACTTTTTTTTGCAAAAGGACAAGCGGGAAAACCACCTAAATGTTTGTTAGGTATTTCTAAAAAATGTTCTGACCATTTCTGTACATCTTGTAATATTTCTTTTTTAGAGTACACCCTTGAAACCAAATCCTCTAATAGCTTGTCCAGATCTTTTATTGTACATAAGACCTCCATTAGCAGCAAATGTTTTTACATTTGTTGGTTTACCTCCAACTCCTTGTGCTTTACTTCTTTTTCTTTTTACTGCTGATTTTCTCTGACTTTCACTCATTCTTGCTGCTTTCGCTGCAGGAACACATTTAGGATATTTTCTTTTAGCGTCTGCTTTTTGTTTTGATCGACCACATTTTTTGAAGCCACCACCTTTTTTCTTTGATCCTATATCAACCCAGTTTTGACTAAACCATTTTTTTAAACCGCTTTCGGCCATTATGACTTTTTAGTTTTTTTTCTTTTACTTTGTTTTACAGCACCACATCCTTTAGCTATGCCACCTTGCTTATAATTAGAGATCATTTTTCTGCCTTGTGAAACATCATTAAAATTAATTTCTCCACCCATGGCTCTTTTAGGTCCTCTAAAATCTTTTCTTTTTACACCACTAGGATCTTTAATTTTTCCTGCACATATTTTTGAAGCATAAGCATTTGCATAAGCGCTAGGATAAACTTTAAATTTACGCTTAGCTGCTGCTTTACCTCTAGGACATAATTTGGTCATTTTTTCCTCGCTGTTTGTTTTGCTTTTTTAAAGTTAGCTGCAGTTGGTGCACCTTTTGCACCTTTCTTACGCATCTTGCCACCACGTCTTCTTTTAGCATGAATGTTAGCATATAAACCTTTTCTCATCCTTGACCTCTATATTTAACGTATTGACGTCTTTTGTTTTTGTTCTTCGGCCTACTCCGTGGAGAACGACCTATACTAGTCCTTTTTTTGATAGGTGTAAAGTATTCGTTAGTAGGTGGTTTAGCCATACCTACATTTGTGATAAAGGGTTTTCTAATGCGAGTTTTATTCTTTTATCTATTTTCTCTTCTAGCTCAGTCATGGCTTGTTCCAACTTACCCTTTAATAATTCCATGTCTTCCTGAATGTCCTTCGTGGTTTGTCTTAACTCCTGGTTGGTTTCTCTCGAATCTTCTTTAACTA